CTGCATCGCCGCCCTCGTCAACGCACTTGCTGATGTACTCCCGGCTGCTGAGGTAGTGACCGGGAATGACCGTCAGGTTCTGGTACACGCCGTTTTCCTTGATGCTGGCCGCCAACTCGGACAGGTCGCCCAGCTCCTTGCGGGGGTTATCCGGGTGCGGGTGAAGCTGCCGGATAGGGATATAAGTAATGTCTGCCATAGGGGTTACTCCTTTCTTGATTCAGGTTAGAAAAACGTGAGCTGCCCGGTTTTGGTTTCGTTAAGAGGCTCATTTTCCGGGGCTTTAGGCTCATTTTTGATAGATTTTTGCAAATTTGCGGGTTTAATATCGGTTTTTTCGATTTTTGTAGGTTCGCCTTTCGGCTCAAACAGCAGGTTCATCTGCGCTATCTGGCGGCGCATATACCACACATCGGTTGAGAAAAGCGGCATATACCAGATGCGGTTTTGTGGTCCTGCGGGCAGCAATCCGCGGCTGTCGTAGGCCGTTGCCGGGTTCACGAGTGTGTCACCGATGACTACATATCCAGCGCAGCCCATGAAGCTGCACTGGATGTAGCACATCAGCCCAACGATAAAGTCAATGTCTTGGGCTATGACAAGGACTTTGTTGTGGTAGCAGATATTCCGTCTTTTGCAGACGTTCAAAAAGGCAAGCAGCGTGGCGCCAGCTCCACAGGCCGGGTCAGATACCGAGATAAAGCCCTCCATGTCCGGGTGCAGCTTCGGGTCAAACGTGATCTCGGCCATGCAGCGGCACACATCGTAGGGCGTGAAGAACTGTCCGGCGTGGTCATTGCCCAACTCACACATCATGTACAGAGAGCCAAGGAAATCTTGGTCGGGGTTCTGCTCCATGCCCATGACCACCTCGGCCAGCATTTCAGCCATGCCGTCCCGCTCTTTGGCAGAATACTTGGAAACGATGGTCTGGTACATCTTGGTGCGTTCGGCCGCGTTCACCTTGTCCGTGCTGTTTGAGATCTCAATAGCTGTCAGGGTGACGAAGTCCTCCCAAATCTCCCAGCGGCTATGTTTTCCGGTCAGGCCATTGAAGATTTTGAGGAAGTTTTTCTGGTGGTCGTCCCGGATGCTGCGCGTCACTGCTGCCTTTGCCATGGATTATTCCTCCTCGCTGTCTGCCTTGGCGAGGTAGTAACGGCCATCGTAGAAGTCAATCACGCCGGCCGTTTCCAGTTCATCCAGCAGGGCGATGGCCTTTTCTGCGGTCACACCCATCTGCTGTTCCAGCAGGGCCTGCGTGATGCCGTCGTTCTGCCGGGCAATCTCGGTGGCCTGCGTCAGTTCGTCCGAGGTGGGCTCGTCCTCCTCGTCATCCTCGATTTCTTCCAGCGGTTCGGCCTTCCCGGGGAGATTCGGGGAATCAGGCTCATTTCCCCGGGGCGCATCCTGCTGCCCACCGGATTCCGGGATGTCAGGCATCTTGTAGCCGAGGGCTGCCAGCTTGCCGCCCTCAACCAAATCCCGGAAGAAAAACTGGAGCCAGAGGTAGTGCATATTCTTGAAGATGTTCTTGATTTTGTTGAACAGGGTGTCGGAGATCGTGAATGTCTTGCTCATGCGGTAGGTCAGGTTTCCGTCCTTGACGGTGAACAAGATGGATGCGCCCGGCGAGATGTAGTTGTCCTCGGTCGCTTCTTCCAGCATCGACATCTGCTCACCAACGCCGCCCAGCGGACGGATAACCAGCTTGATGGGATATGCGTTCTTGATGAACACATAGCTCAGGTTGTTGGCCTCGCAGATGCCCTTGAGTTTTTCACGGTAGACTGCGAAACGTGCGGATTCAGACAGAGAATTATCCATGACGAAGCTCCTTTCAAGTAGCTTTTAAGTAGTCGAAAATTTATAGTCGTTCTCCCGGTTCTCGATGGCGGTCAGACCCAGTGCGTAGGCTGCCCACACATCAGCCTTGAAGCCATAGAAGAAATCCGGGGCTTTCTTTGTGCCCTTGCCGTTTTTCAGGTCGTGGGCTGCAAATCGGTCAATCAATGCCCGCCGGATGGCGGTGTCGTTGGCTCGGCTGTCGTGGCAAATGTGCTTTTTCTCCTCGATGCGGCACATCATCCGCACCGAGCACCGGGACGAAAGCACCTGATAGAACCGGCCGATCCAGACCGTGGTGTCGAAAACGTCCCGACCAACGGACATCCCGTAGGAGGCCACCATTTCGATGACCGCCCACCGCCATCCCTGCTTGGCAGCCGATTCCAGCTTTTTCAGCAGTTCTTCGTTGTCGATTTTTCCGAACTCCAGCGGTCGGAGCGTTTTCTGGTCAATCACGCAGTAGCCAGACTGCACATTGCCGGGGTCAATAGCGATGATGGGCATCACAGGTACGACCTCCCAAACTCCTGAATAAACCGGGCTTCCGGCCAGCCGTAGTGTTCCATAGCCTTTTTCTGCGCCCAGCACTTCAGCCGGAGATCAGCATCACGGTTGTTGTGGATGGCAGTCGGGCCGTTCTGATGGCACCACGGGCAAAGCGTCACCCACAGGCCCAAACGCTTGCTCTTTGCCCGGTAGGCACTCCCGAAGTACACCTCATGACGCGCAGTACCATACCGCCCACAGATCAGGCAGACCGGCTTATCATGCAGGATGCTAGGCGCATAACCGTTGGAATCCAGCTTTTCGCCGTACTCATTCAGCGGCATCCGTCTCACCTCCCGTCACAATCCAGACCTTGTGAGAACCCCATCCAGACCACGAAATCGCTTCCGCATGGGTGCCAACGGCCACATCTAAAGCATTTTCCTTGATGAGCGAGCCGGTATCCTGTACCACTCTCATCCCTACGCCCTCAATCAGAATGACCGTGCCATAGGGAAAGATGCTGGTGTCTGCGGCCACCGTCACGCCCGGCTGAACCTTTGCGCCGCTGGAAGTGATGCCCTGCCCCTCCCCGCAGATATGCGGGTATTCCTCGGAGCAGTAGGCTGTGCAGTGAAACTCCCCTGCGTATGTAAGGGCAATGCTCTGATCTGCGGCAATGGTGTCCGTGAGCTGCTCAACCTCGGTCTGCAACTGCTCAATGGTTTCCTTGCGCTCCACGGCCTTGTTCATCCAGTTTTCTTCCCGGCTGGCGTAAATGTCCCTCTCCATGGTGAGTTCATCCACCCGGCGGGCATAGACCGCGCTGGCAAGAGCACTTCCGGTAAAAAGACTGACCGCACAGGCCAGCGACACGATAGAACGAAGCTGCATTTCAACCTCCAATCTGCGCCTTTGCCCCGCCGGGCAGTGCCGGGGGCTTCAAATTCTCAACCGGGGCATCCTGTACAGCCCGAATGAAGCCCGGCTTCACGAACTGGAGCAGGTCTGCGCTGTCACGGCCAAAGGTCGTGCTCAACTCTGCCGGAGAGCCAGCCCAGCGCTGCACCGCCACCGGCAGGGTGGCGAAAATCTCAGCATTGCGGGTCTTGAAATCCTCCCCGGTGAGCTTCCCGGTAGGAGTTACCAGCCCGCCGTGAGTCATGTAGTACAGGTTTGCCGTAATCTGCCGAGCGGCGGTCGCCGCCTGCGCCCAGAGGTCGTTTGCCGAGGGCTTCACAGTAGCCTGCAGCTTTTTAATCTCCTCACACCAGTCAACAATGATCTGATTCGGAAACCGGCACTTTGCAAATGCAGCATATAGTGCCTTTTCTACAATTTCGTCAGGAACCATACCGAATGCCTGAACGCAAGTTTTGAAATCGATTATACGATCTTCTTTACTGCGAACACGGCCATAGCGATTATCAATCACTATCAGCAGTTCTTTCAGCTTTTTGTCTGTCACGCTGAGCCTCCTAAGAATTCTCTAAAGATTTCATCGTAGTCCTCGGCCGCAGAGCGTTTCGGCTGTTGCCCAGCTGTGGGTTTTCGCTGTGCTTCCCACGCTTCAAAGTCACCGGGAGTTTTGATGTTGTCTTTTTTCCATCGCCTTAATATAGATTCAATATAGCTCCACTTGTGGGCGCCGTTCTTTGCACCCTCAGAAATAGCCAAAAGCAACATTTCTGTGCTGAACTGTTCTCTCCAACGCTGTAGGTCGTCCGTCAAGATACGCGGCCAGGTTCCAATATTGGCCTGATACGCATTGATTATCTTGCTCAGGTCTGCATCCAGTCGTGGGTCTTTTTCGCGGGTGCTGCCGCCGTCCTCTATAACTAGAATATCCTCTATATTATCTTCTATATTATTGGGGCTAAAATTTGGTACCCCCGGTACTAAATTTTGGTATACCCCTGTGCTGTTTTTTGGTACACCCCCTACTAAATTTTGGTATACCCTCCCAACAGCAGAAAAGAAGTTCCGGGTCACGCCTTTTTCAACTACGGTTCGTTTCTTGATAAGCCCTCTTGCCATCAGTTTTTCAAGCGTGTTCTGGACGGTCGCCTTACTGTTAACTCCGAGCCATTCTTGCATATACCGCAGACTTCCCGAAAACTCCGTTTCTCCATCTTGGGAAAATCCATAGATAATTGCATATAAGAAAAGCTCATTTCCTTTTAGTCCCAGTTCAGTAACCATCCAGCCATAGACTAAGATGTAGTTGTCTGGCTTTACCATCCAACCACCCCCTTACCTCGGTTAGAACGGCAGATCATCGGCATCGTCCAGAACCGAGAAATCATCGTCACTTCCCTGAGAAAAGCTCTGGCTGACCTGAACATTGCCGGGATGATCGGCGGCTCCTTGCCACTGCTGGCGCTGGCTCTGAGTGGCAAACCCCATCTGCTGGGGCTGGGGCTGCTGGTTCCGATAGGTGGCCGGTGACGGGTTCGTCCCGCCATCATCCACGGCCCCCTGCTGGTTGTCCTGCTTCGGCCCGGCAAAATAGATGTTGTCCACCACGAACTCAATCGCCGTGCGGTTGTTGCCGTTCTTATCCTCATACTGCCGCGTCTGGCATCGGGAATGAACCACAGCGGCGCTCCCCTTGCGGAAGTACTTGCTGACGAACTCCGCCGTCTTGCCCCATGCAGTAAACGTGAGCCAGTCCGTAGGGCGGTGGCCGTTGGCATCCACCATGTCCCGGTCAACCGCCATGCGGAAACTTGCCACCTGCTTTCCTGTCTGGGTGGTCCGCAGTTCAGGATCAGCGGCAAGCCGCCCCTGAAAATCACAGCTGTTCAGCATCGGGCATCACCTCAGGTACTTTCATCGGCATCACCGGGCGCTGCGTAGGGGGTGCGGGAAAACGGTCAGGGTGCAGAATCCGCATCAGGTCTGCAACATAAGTGCCGGTATCATAGGCCACTTCCTCGCTGCACTTGGTGTAGATCAAGTGCAGTTCCAGCCGCATCTGAAGAAATTCCTGATACTGTTCCAGAGGGATAGAAACCATTTCCATTGTGATTGTCCTTTCCGGTCATTTCGACCATTCTTCTTTGTAACGAGCCAGCTGTTCCGGGGTATCCGTCTGGATGCCCAGTTCCTTGGCTTCTTCGATTGCACCGTCCACAAGATGAGCAAATTCCTTTGAATCCATCTTGTGGCTTTCCTTGTAGACAAAATAGCAGGAGTAGTCTTTTCCGTTTTCCTGCCGGGTTTCATAGAGCCGGACATAAGGGTAAAAGTCGCTGGGATCTACGGTCGGCGGGAGTTTCAGGCCAACAGGCTTGCCGTCCTTGTCGCGGGCCAGCGCTCCATACGAAACCACGAGCCGCCGCTTCACGGCATCCTCGCTCTCGCCGGTTTCTGCAGAAATCTTGTTGCACAGAACGTGGAAATACGCATTTGCCGACAGGCTGCGCTTTTCCCTGTGCTTTTTGATTTCTACGTCCAGAACCGGCTCCTGATGGAGCTTGTCCCAGATTTCACGGAAGTCGCCGTTGATTTCCAGCGTGACCCGCTGTTTCCCGCCGAGGGTAAAAGCCATGTCCACCAGCCGTCCGGTCATGTGGCATCCTCCTTGTCCTGATGGCAGTGCATATAGATATAGGCGCTGTTCTGCCCCATGTTGGCATATAACCAGTCATTGATCTTGGCAAGGCTCATGTGGTTGTGCAGCACGCCCAGCTCGTAAATGTACTCACCGTTCAGCTTTTTCTCTGCAATTTTGGCTTGGATTTCCGCGTCATCGTAGTTGGCTTCCACCATGTACAGGTCATAGTTCGGAGCCGTGATGCAGTTCAAATTGTTCATATCTGTGCAGTAAAACAGCTTCCCTGATGGGAGCCAGACTTTCCAAGCGCAATTCGGAACATTGTGCTTGACCATATCGGGCCTGACGTTGCAGATGCCGTATCCATACATGTGCCCCGGCTCCAGAACATCAATCTGCGAGACCGGCACCCCTGCATCCACCAGCGGCTTGCACAGCCATGCACAGCACGCAAAACGGAGCGTGGGGCGGTTTTCTGCCAAAAGCCGGAGCGTTGTCGGCTGGAAGTGGTCACTGTGAATGTGAGTGAGCAGAACCAGCTTCAACGCCCGGTATACTTTTGACAGTGCCTTGAAAGACACGCCGCAGTCAATCAGGATTTTTTGGTCAATCACCACCGCATTGCCTTTACTGCCAGTTGCGATGATGTTGTAGTCGATCATAACGAGCTGAGGTCAACCACCGGCTCGGCGGTCGTGGGTTCGCTCTGAGCAATGTCCACATGGGGCAATGCCTGCCCATCGCCCACCTCAGGCTTCCCGGTATGCAGTTCCGGCTGTTCGGATGCACCGGGCATCGGTTCCGGCTCGGTGATGATCTCGTTGTTGTCGGACACCGTTGCCACGGCGTTGTCGCTCTCCATGGCTTTCGTCATCTCGATGCTCATAACGCCCCAGCGGGAAATAAGCTGACGAAGCAGGGTCTTCTTTGCCATGTCATCAAAGTTTTTGTACCAAAACGAGGAGTACTTCCACATCTCGCTTTCCGGGACTTTGCCAGCCATCAGATCTTCATAGCTCTTGCGGCTGAAAGCCCTGGAGTAGGTATCGGCGTGGGTCATCATCTTCTCTTTCGACCAATACAGCGCCTTGCGGAAGCCATTGAGGTACTCGAAGTAGGCCATATAGCCTACCGTGGGCAGTGCATCCCGCTGATCGTCGTCCTCAATGAACTGGAACTTGGCCTTGCCGGTCGTGGAGTCTTTGCCGAGGTATTCACCCTCTTTGATTTCCATCACGTCAAGTTCCCTGTACTGGCCGCTGCGCAGGGCCAGCTGGATGTAACCCTTATAGCCCAGAACAAACGTGGCCGTGACGCTCTCCGGGCGAATCATCCTGCCGCTGCGGTCATACTTGGCTTTCTGCTTGAAAGGCACGAGGTAGTACTGCCCCAGCTGAGGGGACGGGCTGAGGTTCAGGCTTTCACCCAGCAGAGCGCCAGCCAGAATCGTGCCGGCATCGCATTCCTGCAGGGCGGGGTTGAAGGCCACCGCCGAGGTAATGCTGGCCGTAAAGCGGCGGG